ATAGCATACCTGCGAAGGTGTTGCCAGTGTCGTCAACTGTTAGGTTTGTGTTGTTTGTTAGAGCTGACTGATAGTCAAGAAGACCTGACATCGCAAGAGCTGATGCTACGTCTGTTGAGCAGACTAGCATATTGCCCTTACCACGACGGGTATCCTTAGCGATCTTGTTGCTTTCACGTTCGATCTGATAGATCAAGCTCTTGTACTTTTCAACTGACCAACGGCCATCGGCATCAACTAGTGATGACTGACCAACTGCGCCAAGGTCGAAAATACCATGAACAGCCGACAACTGAGCACCAACCGCAGCAGTTGCGTACACTGTACGAATAACTTCACGGTTGATTTCGGCAAGAATTTCTGTTGAAAGAATGTTTGCCAATTCAGTTTCTGCGTCTAGACCATGAACAGCCTTGAGGTCCTGTGCGAGTTCTAGGGTGTAAGCTGCAGCTAGAGCACGTGTATTTGCTGTAACTGTAACTTTTTCAATGGAGAAACCCATTGAATTCATGGTTGTGCCTTCTGCTAAAGTTTCACCGTTAGCTGTTGGTAGACCATAACCAGTATTTGCCAATCCGAAGATTGAAGTATTTGTCTGACCACCAGATACTGACAAGTTAGCATTTGCAGATGCTGAGAATAGTGAGTTAACACCATTACCAGAATATGCTGTATTAGCTTCTTGGTATAGAGCTTCGTTTGAAGGATTTGTATTGCTATCTGCAGCTGAACCACCCGATGGGTAGATCGAACGCATTGCAAAGATCAAACCTGTTGGACCTGTCATTGGCTGAACGCCGCAGATGTCATAAGCCATTAGGTTTGGTAGTGAACGACGAACGAGGCTGATGAGGATTGGATCAAAACCAGCTACTGGACCACCAGCGCTTGCGCCTGTTGAATAACCAGCGCTTGAGCCGTAACCACCAACTGACATTCCGCTTGCTACTTCGTTAAGAATACCAGCTTCTTCACGGAGTGCGCGTTCCTGGTTCTCAAGAACGACAGCAGTAACAGCGCGACGATACTTGTCCTCGATCTTGCCGAGTTCTGGGTGATCCAATACTGGAGCCCATTTGTTTTGAATTGCTTCTGAAAGATACATTATAGTTTTCCTTTTTTTCTAATTATGGTAGAGTTCTTGAAAGTGCATTAACATAACGCTCCATTAGAGGTGATACTTCTTGTGGAACGATTGTTTCTTGTGTTTCTGAAAGCTGAATTTGCTTAGAAACTTCCTTCACCTTTGTTGGCTCACTCTTGAAATAATTTTCACGAATGATATCCATTTTCTTAATGTATTCACCTTCTGTGGTGAACTCTACACCCTCTGCGAGTGTTTTTACTTTTTCAGCTTGAGTGGCGGTGAGACCCTCACAAGCTGCAGTAACAATTTCTGACTTTCTTGATTCAACAATAGCCTGTGAAAGTTCAATGTTTGTGTTCATTGATTCGTTGAGCTTATTTTGTAGCTCTTCGATTTCCTCAGCCATTGCTTCAAGTACGTCAACCTTTTCTTCTGGAACATCAATATAGTGTTCAGCGAAAAGATTCTTTAGACCTGACATAAAATCTTCTACGATTTCTGTCTTTAAACCAGACTCGATAGCAACCTGATTCTCATTGACCCACTCTTCAACCATATAGTTGAGATAAGCGTCAACTTGCTCTTCAAGTTCAGTCTTGATTTCTTCGATTGTTTCTTCAGCAGAAGCAAGAATTTCTTCTTCTAATTCTTCAGCAACAGCAATTGCGCGAGCAACTACAGCAGCTTCAAAAATTGTTGATGCTTTATTCTTGAATTCTTCTGATAGATCTTCACCGTTGAAAAGTGCTTCGATGTCTTCCTTAACACCAGCCATCTCTTCACACTTTGCCTTCATCCACTTTTTCTTTTCTTCAAGTGCTTGGGCAACTTCTTCTTCGGTTAATTCTTCTTCGAATGCTTCTTCTTCTTTCATAACACCTGTTGGGTGCATATATTCATGGCCAGCTGTGTATTCGCCTTCGCCATTTAAATGCTCAGGATCTACAAGAGCATGACCTTCATGATCTTCTGGATGACCCTTTAGTTTTTTCATTCCTTCCTTAGAATCAGCAGCTGGCTTTGTGCCTGGCTCTTCAGCCTTGCCCATGACTGCAGCAGCAGCTGAGCCAATGTCATTGCCTTCTGGATTTTCTAAAGTGGAACCGCCGAGATCGTGGACATGAGTTGCCATCTTATGCATTGGTTCTTTTGCTGCTGATGCTCTTGTTGCGTTTAAAACTTCAGCGGCAGCTTCTGCTAGTGTACGGACTGTCATGAGTAAAACTCCTATTGTTATATCTTTATTTATAAATTTACAATTTTGAGAGAAAATTCTCAAAAGCTCGTAACTGTACTTCTTCCAACTGTTTGCGTTTTGCTTTGACAATAGTTTCTTTCAGAGCATTAATTTCTACTTCTCTGACGATTCCATTGTCCCAAACCCACTCTTTGCCTTCCATAATACCTTCTACAAACGCTCCAGGTGCTGAAGGATCAGCAACGATATCTGCCGCTGTGGCTAGATAATAATCGGGTTGCACATAGTTGACACCATTACGGTTTTCTAGTGAACCCATACCTCTTGAAGAAACGCCTAAAGATGCACCACCTTCAATGAGGCTCTTTGCGATTTTTCCCATAGGAGTTTCTAAAATCTTTGCTTTACCAATCCAAGTGCTTCCTTCTTGTTTTAAATTGGTAATTAAATGCGAAACGCGATCTAGATTAATAGTTGGAGTTTCTGGGTGACCTAGTTCTCCAAATGCGCGCTTCGCTTCAACATATTCTTTCATATAACGAGCAACTTCTTTTTCAAGAATTTTACGCTCATAGATGCGACCGTTTTTATTCTGAGTGTCACCAACTAGAAATGGACCCTGGATGTAAAGAGATTTCACACCATCTTTTTCTTCGGTGAGATACTTTACTTCTTCTACTGTTTCTCTAATAAGTTTCATTTTCTTTTTCCTAAAACTCTTCTGAGTCTATGTGTGTAAGTCATTTTACCTTTGTTATATGTTCTTGTATATGACATTGGACCAATTCTTACTCTTTTTCTAAGCCTTCTACTCCAATATGGATTAGCCATCAAATGCGTGATTCTTGTGTTTCTCGCATTATCTCTAGCAATCCAAGCAAAATGACTTTTACTATGATGTGACTCATGCAAGCCCATTGATTGTCTTCTTCTCAATGATCTTGAACGCATCATAATACTGCGAGCCATTTTCGCTCTACGTTTTACTTTAGCTTTCCTGGCGCCAAGTTTGCGATGCATTTTTTCAGCACTCGACATTCTTGTTAAGTTGCCGCCACGAATTGTATACCCTTTAACTCCTGAAACTCTAACTCTTCTTTGAACTTTTCCAGCGCGAACTCTAGCTTTTATAATCCTAATTCTTGGAGCTTCTCTTAAAAATTCTGTGAAACTTAACATCACCCACCAGCATCATACAGAGCAAATGCGTCAGCGTATCCCTGTTCTTTATTTAATGTTAATATCATATTGACGCTTCCTGTAGAAGACATAACGATATTCCCATTTGGTGTGCCTGCATTATTTTGAATATATGCATCGAATCTTCCTGCAACTGGTCCGACAAAATTATAAATTGGAGAAGGGGTTGATCCATCCCATGTCAAAGTGACAGTTCCATTGCAAGAATATTGAATTGTAGAAATAGAAACAAGACACAATTGAGAAGTGTTTGCGAATTTTAAATTTTTAGGAATAACAATCGTATTCGCGGTCGTTGTGTAATTAGCAGTAACTTTGATTATTGCTGACTGACCGTCATCTTTTAAAATTTGTGTGTTTGCATTTGACATATTCTATTCCTATATTTCTTTTCTAGTAAAATCAAATACTGTTTTCAGACTATTTGGATCTTGAGAAATAAAACTATCTAATTTTACTTTATTATATGTATTTATCATATCTTTTAATTTTAAAATTGATGCAGCGACAGCAGGTTGAATTTTGATAGAAGCTCCATTATCGAATGTAACGTCTACAGTTTTTCCTGTTTTTGCTGACTTATTCAAAGATCTGACGATAGATTCATCGAGAAGAATTTCTTCCTTCATTCCAATCTTCGCATAAGGCAATTTTTGATTCTCAAATTCTCCAGAATGATAAGGAACGCTTACATCAAGGTTCAGTTTATCATTACGATATAACGCAATTTTTAAACCTTTAGGATAAACCCTAATGGCAGTGCGTCTCATCGTAATCATAGGTGGAGGGTCTGGCAGCTTACCTAACTTCCCCTCTTTCAGCGTTCCTCTCAATTCTGAGAACTTTTTCATTTATTCTTCTTCTTCCTCATGATGATGTTTCTTAGCATGCTTATGAGCAAGCTTCATCATCTTCTTTGCAAGCTTGTGGTGCATTTTGCCATGCTTCTTTTCATGCTTATGCATACCCTCATCAAGCCCGACTTCTTCTCTTGGATAAGAAACAGGTTTTGCATTGTTTCTGTAACCAATAGGGTTTCCTTTACGATCTCTTATAATAAGTTTTTTCTCATAATGATCAGTAGCGGCATTTGCTGCTCTATTGAAAAATTTAGCTTGACGACGAAATTTCTTTCTTTTTTGTGGATCGCCATAATCGCGTTCATGCTCAGCCTCAGCAGCAGCGTTGTATAATGTATCTAAACTCAATTCATCAATCTGCTCGACTTCTTCTACAACTGATTGTGTGCCTATGTGAACAAGCTTACCCTTTTTGTTTAGGATATACGTGTGTGTGATTTTGGCTGGATCTCCATCTTCGTTTTCGCCTTCAGAAGTGTGCGTAAAGGTATTTTTCCCTTTTTGTTTAATTTTTCCAAAACCACCGTGTAGTTTTCTTAATTTGTTTTCTATATCAGAAGGAGCCTTGCCTTCATCAATTTGCTCGACTTCTTCTTCCATATGATCACACTTGCATTTGCTCATTGACATTTCGCAATGTGGGCACATTTTTGTTTCTTCTACTGACTTCTCTTTTGTGTGAGGAAGACCCTGCGATGAATGCTTTGCAGCTGGCCAGCCTTTTGTTACATTGCCAGATGTTTTGTTTGAGCCAAACCCATCATTGCCATGTTCTTTAATTTCCACCTCACCATTAAAAATATTTTGAGCAACTTCAAGCTTCTTTGCTTCTAGTGCATCAAATACTTTAGATGCAAGTGTCTCTTCAAAAGCATCTTTGAATGATACTGCGTCGCGGTTTAATGCTGAGTTTGTAAATTTTTCCATTTTAATTTACCCTTTGGTTGTAATATTTTGATTATTCTTTTTTGCAGGAGCTGGCCACTTTATTTCTTTTCCATGAGTCGCAGTAGCAGCAGTCATGCCACCAACTTCATCATCACCACGAACATCATCGTCACCAACCTTCAATTCTTCATTGAAGATCTTTTGAGCAACTTGTATTTTATATAGATCAAGAATTTCTGTTACTTTATTAGAGACCATTTTTTCAAATAGATCTTTGAATCCTACTACATTCTTTTTCTCAGCTAAATTTGAAAAGGTTGACATTTTTTATCCACTAGTGAAAAGTTTAGATACTTTCTTATTTATATCATCAGGACTTTTGGTTTCTTGATTATTGGCAGTATTTGCAGATGATTCTTGATCTCCTGCATCCGCTCCACTCTGACCTTGCTGATCCTGCTGATCTTGTTGATCCTGAGCTTCTTCAGCTTCCTCTTCCATTTGTTTTTCCATTTCTTCAATTTCCGTTTCATCGAATTGAAGAACATTTTCCTGGACCCAACGCTTGGAATAAAAACGTCCAATATAAGGCTCAACAGTTTGAAGCATCTGAACTCTATTCTGTAATAGCTCAGTTTCTTTAAGCTCAGTGAAATTATTATCCTTGATGAAGTCATAGTGAATAAATTGCTTAAACAAATTCCATTCATCAAGAGTACAGATGCCCTTAAGTGCCAACTGTCGAGCTAATAACTCATCAAAGATTACAGAAAAACGAGAACGAAGTTTATCAACAAACTTATCAAATTTAAGCTCATCTCTTGTAATTTCGTTAGAACGACCCAATGAAAATCCAGTTGATGATTCTAGTCTTGAAACTGGAACATTCAATGCTCTGTATAACTTCTTTTCAAAGTATAAAACATCATCCATCTGTCCAAGGTTTTGCCCAGCTGGGAGTGTTGTAATTTCTGTTGACTTACCCTCACCACGCCGAGGCATCCAGAAATCTTCAAGCATTGACATATGTTTGCGATCATCGCGAATCTCGCCAGTGCCTGAATCGTAGACAAGTTTATTTCTAAACTTTGTCATAATATCTTTCAAATACTGCTCTGCTTTCATGCGTGGCATATTACCAACATCAACGTAGAATACGCGACGTTCTGGTGCGCGAGAAACGCGATAAATGACGGTTGCATCTTCAACGAAGCGCAATTGGTTCATTGGTCTAATTGCTTTGTGCAAATAAGACAAGACCGTCGATTTGGCTGGATCAAATAACCCTGATGTTAAGTGGATAACCGAATCCTCGCTTAACTTAACGCCTCCAGCATAGCTTCCCAATAATTGGGGTGACTGTACGTTGTTGTTTGTCAACTTTTCATTGTACAGATAAAAAGTGTCGATACGATCAATAACTTCCGTGCCATTTTCTTTTTTCTTTGTAATATTTCTGATCTTGCGAATGCGTCGAGGATCAACATAAATTAACTGTTGAATTCCAGCTCTTGGATTTTCTGGATCGATGACGACATGATAATATAAACGCCCATCAACATACCAACGGCGGAAAATATCTGTTCCGAAATTATCGAAGTCAAGAAGTCGCATGATTTCCATGTATTCTTGTCGAATTAGAGATTTGATTTTATCTGGTTGTTTTAGATCGTCTAGAACTATTTTACAAATCTGTCCATGATTGTCATGAACAATCGCTTCATTAATAATATCTTCAATTGCAGTTTCCATTTCTGGTTGCATTGCCATTGTGCGATATTTTGTAATTAGATCTACTTCAGTTCTATATGAACCATCAAGATCAACATAGATGCCATAATGTGCACCTGTCTGAATATTAATTGCACCATCTTCTAACTGGGGAGTAACTGGTGTAGGTGCTAACTGTTGATCTTCTTCATCACCACGAAGAATCTTGAACCCAAATAACTTAATTGCCATGAAATTTCCTCATATTAAAAATAAAGGGGAGAGAAATATTTCTCTCCCCAATTCAATAAATCAAACTCGAATTCCAGTCAGAGCATTAAGAGCAGCAGTTGTGCCCGAGAGAGCATTTGGCTCAGTAACTTGTGGAGTAGTCCAGTATTGATATGCAAACGTGACACCAAATTCTTCAATTGAATCATTAGTGCCCCATGCTAATTCAATTGGAGCAAGATCAGTTGGCCATAGTCCAACAAAGTCATATCTCTTAATTGGAGAGCCACCAGTTTTAGCGAATTGAAGTACTGAAGCGTTAACTGCATAACCAGATGAACCAATACCACTAGTGGTTGTGATTGCATTTGGTGATCTTTGATTATTTGTTGGTCCATTAATATTATAGTGCCACTTTTCTAACGCATTTCTAATCAAGAAATCCTCATCATTAATGATTTGGATTGACCAATCTTGGTAAGTTCTATTACCAGCAATTTTGACTTCACGACCGAAATAGTACAAACCTGAAACTTGTCCTATTGTCGATCCTGGCAATGAAGCGGAAGTACACATAAATGTGAGCTTCTGTCCAGCAGAAAAGGTTCCTGCAAAAGTTGGTAGCGTCATTGAAACTTGGAATAGATTTGGACGAGCTCCATCCCCAGAAAGGTTGGATCTAAATACATCTACATTGAAAGCCATGTTAATTCTCCTAGAATTTTATCTATTTATTAGAACTGTCCAACGATTTGACTAAAGTCAACTCCAGTTCTGGTTGCAACAAAGTTCAACTGAATATAATTTATGCTGCGAGCAGGCTGAATGTAGATATCACCAACAAATTTATTCGCGTCAATTACTTCTGGTGTATTATTTGTCGAATCACATACGATCTTATAAGAATAAATTCCTCTCTGAGCTTGAACAGTTCTTAGGAAAGGATCAATGAGAGCAACAAATTGTGATTGTGTAAATTCATCATTGAATTCAAAGAGAGTTGAGCGGGCAGCTTGAGAAATTGACTTTTCAAGAACAATAAAGAGGCGACGAACATTAATACGATCAAATGCGCTTGGGCGATTCAATAGAGTCTTATCACCAAACAAGACCGTTCCTTGTCCTGGGAAAGAAACTACTGGATTGATGCCAGCTTTATATAATGTATCTCTATCAGTTTGATTTGGATTGAATGCAAGCTTAACCACATTCTTAATCGAACCACGATTTAAACCAGCTGGTGACCACCATGGAGCCTGAACACTGTCAGTATATGCACAAAGACCAGCAATGTCTCCATTTAAT